TTTGGAAACTCTATGAGCAGGGCGACCTCCGGGCGGCCATACCCCTGCTTATGATCTGCACGGGCATGATGCCCGGAGAAATGCAGCAGCTAAAGGTCGAATATATAGACATTGAAGGCCACAAGATCGTGGGTGTGGGCATGAAAACAAAGGTCCGCAAGGCGTCTCCGGTATTCCTGCCAAACGACGTTATCCCTATGGTGGAGGACCTGATTGCCAATGCCCAGCCGTCAGGCTACATCTGGCCGAGAAACGAGGACAAATGGTACGCTACCTACTACGACGCTCTGAAAGCAGCAAAATGCCGTAAGCTGGAGCCGTATTGCTGCCGCCATTCGACGGCCACCCGCCTCGCCATCAGCGAGGGCATAGCCCCTCAGACCATTAAGCGCATGATGCGCTGGTCCACCACCAAGATGTTGGATCGCTATGCCCATCCAGACGAGACGGATGTCCTGAACGCGGCCAATAGCATCACCAGAACTGACAAAAACAAGGACGAAAACGACTGAATAAATAAGAATCGTGTTGGTAACAAGTTGGTATCTCCAAGGGCGAGAAGCATTGATTTTATTGGATTTTGGCAACCCCTGCTAAGGGAGTAGGGTGGGATAACTGCCGCGAGGGTTCAAATCCCTCCTTCTCCGCCAGAAACCCTGCATGGCACAACATGTAGGGTTTTTCTTTGTACATACATACTATATATTGTGGTTTATATCAACTAATTGGACTAAATATGATTTGGGTGCTTTTGCGCTCAATATGCAAATTATCTTGTTTTGTATTGAATTATCTAATTCTGTCGGTAACACAGTTGGTAACAAATACAGAAGAAAGTACCCTACTCCCCGATTTGGGGAGTAGGGTAAGTGCGGAGCTATTTATCGGCTTTTGCAAACGTCAGTTCGTATGCCCCCATGGCAGCCAGCGTCGGGATCACGGCGTTCACCACGGCCAGGGCGGCGTTCTCAGGCGTTAAACCTCCGTTAAATACGGCGCTTGCCAGCATCAGAATCAGGCAGACGATGTAGACCAGCGCCCGCGTGGGGATTTTCCACACCTTGTCCAGCGGGGCCTTGATAAGCTGGACGAACAGCAACGCGAAAGCTGTGCAGCCCGCAATGGTGCCCAGCGCTTCCCATGTGAAGGGCGACGTGGGCAGCGTACCTGGCGTAGCAGACTGCGCCACATCCGTCACAGCCTCCACGCCCTGGGCCACGTCAGCGGCGACTTCGAGGACTTCAGCGGCATAGGCGCAGGAATAGAGCGTTGCCATGACGGCAAGCAGAATCGTGAGTGCATAAAATTTCTTCATAGGTCTATCCTCCTTTACTTCAAACCGAAGTGTCCCAGCAAGAAGGCAATGATGCCGGAGATGATGGCAGCTATGATGGCGTCCCACCTTTTTGCAGGCTTGGCTTTGATCTCGTCCACATCAGACTTCACGCCATCCACCTTTTTCTCCGTGGACTGGAGTGCCATGCCCTGCTTTTCAAGGGCAATAGCCAGCTTTTGGACGGTCTCGGTCAGTTCCTTGATGTCCGCCTGCTGCTTGAAGAGCGTTTTGATCTGCTCTTCCATGCGGACCTGGGTCTCCACAATCTGGTTGATTTTTTCCTCGTTCATTTGGGTTTCACCGACCCTTCTACTCTTTATGCGGCATCGTCCATAGGATTATGGCGATGACGAGCAATATTATCGGCGGCATCTCAAAATCACCGCCATTCCCACCCATATGCCGACGATCAGAGATATGATGGCATAAGGTATTTTTTCGCCGATGTCAGACAAAAGGATGTCCGCCTGCGCCACGGCGATCCTGATGGCTTGCGTCACGTCCATCCGGTCTACGCCTCCCGTTCAGGGAAGAAGCACCAGAAGTCTTTGCGCTGCGCCACAAAGTCAGTCTGGTTCTGGTGCTTGCGCTTGCTGCTGGCCGGATCGTTGCAGTAGATGTTCTTGGAATCATACTTCCAGGCGCAGATGTAATGGCCACCCTTTGTCCAGTAGCCATTGCCCATCCGGCACACCACATAGCCGCCAGCATCCAGGCAGGCTTTCAGCGTAGCAAGACTCTTTGTACCCACCATCTTCTTGAAGCCATAGTGCTTCTGCACATGCGGGAAAAATGAGGTAGCCGTACCGCTTGAAGCCGTCCTGTCGCCCCATTTGAGGGCAAGTTCCCCCATCGTCACGGGTGTGACACTGGGATCAACCAGCGTAGCAATGACATCAGCCATAGCCGTAGGGCCGCAGGCACTATTTGCGTAGGTCTGATTCTTGTTGCCTGTACTGGAATACATCTTCTTGCCCCAGCGGGAATCGCCTTGCTTGTAGTCAACGGGCTTGTGGAACTCGCCCGGGTTGACAGGCGCAATGCTTTCGCCTGTAATGATTCGACTCCAGGTCTTTGAACCGCAAATGCCATCCGCAGTCAGCCCGGCCGCCGCCTGGAATGCGGCCACGGTAGCCTTGGTCTTTGCGCCATATACGCCATCCTCGACCAGATCAGCGCCGTCCAGCAGGATTTGTAGGGCCTGCGTCGCCGCGCTGGTCTTGTTTTTAGATGTGGAGCAGGTAGGCGCGGTGGACGCGATGGTTTTCCATGTTTTAGGGCCGATAATACCATCAGCAGTCAGCCCATGATTACCCTGCCACGAAACGACATGAGCCACAAAATTCGCATCGAACTGGCCGGATGCCTCGTTGCGCTGTGCAAACCCTGTCAGCAGTTGTGCCACACGCACAAGGTCGCCGCCATCGCCATGACGGATCGTATCAAGCATGGTTTTCATCCTCCGTATCGTCGTCGGGAACGATGACCTTTTTCAGCTCGCCATTTTCAAGAATATAGACGGCCTCTTCGCCAATACCAGCGCTTTCAGCTTCATAATTTATGTTTGCCACTTGTCATCCTCCGTTTGTATCTCGCTTGTTGCACCGCCGTGAAAAACGCGCTCCCCACGGCGGTGCAGTCGTGAGCCTGTCTTACTCCGCCAGCTCGGGCACGTCCAGATCAATGAGAATCTGCCGCACCTGCGCTTTCAGGGTATCGGGCACGTCCGCAAATGTCTTGCGGCCCTTGATAATCAGGGTAGCGTAAACCACAGCCACTTCTTCCACCACCTTTCCAAGCATCCATAAAAGGATGGTATTAAGTATCTTCATCCAGCAGCTTCTTGACTGCTTCACGAAGTGCTTCAGGTACATCATCGAGGGTTTTCAGCCCCTTCCGTATGAGACTCGCGTAAATCTGTGCCATGGTCTTTAGCCTCCAATCATTTCGTAGACATCGCAGAGCGCCATCTGCGTGTTGGTCAGGTCGTTAGTCAGAGATTCGATAAGCGCGTTGCTGCGCTCCAGTTCGGAAGGCTCGCGCAGGTTGAACAGCCATCCCTCGTCCCAATGAAGGATGTTGTCACACACAGCATTGCGCAGGGTCGTGGTGATTCCGTCGCCGACAATGGTGACAGTTTTCAGAGCATCTTTGGTCAGGATGTCAGCGGTGATTTCGGACTTGCTGACATACATGCTGCCGTTCATTGTAATGCCGCTAAGCTGCCGACCATTGTTTAGAGTGATCGTAAACGTACTCATATGCTTCCCTCCCATAAATTGATAGCACGGTCAATTCTATCGTGCGAAGCTGAGGATAAGTAAGACAGTCGCGTCTTGCACATATCCAGCTTTTCACCATGTTCGCTACATCCAGTAGTGGGATTTTCCCGCTCTGGACTTTATCTCGCAGTTTTCGGATTCTACGCTTGATCCTTGTCACGGCCTTTGGTCTGAGTTTGACATCTATACTGCCGTCAGAGCACAGTCTGATTTTGCGCTGGAGATACACAAACCCCTTGTCAAGCCTCGCAATGCACGTTTTCCGAACGTTCGTATACATGCCAAGCGCGTCCGCCTTCTCGTCGATCGTAACCGCACGTTGTCTCAACGTGTGGAGATTGCCGTCGATGTCATAGCTGTCGTCCATATACCTTGCGTAATATTTGCTGCCAAGAACCGTCTTGGCATAGCTGTCAACCGCATATGGGTAGGCAATACCAGCGGTTTGGCTGAACTGGTCTCCCACGTTCATACCCTTGCAAAGCTTCCTCTTGCCTGTCTTTGGGTAGTTCATCGCCCGGTAGGACACCCTGTCAAACTTGACATTCATACTGTCAGCAAATTCATCGTCGCTCATATACGACACATCAACACGGCTTTCAAGCAGCAGAATATGTACAAGTTTAAGCGCCAGAGGATCATCGGTAAAACGACTTACGATTTCACGCAGCTTGTCGTGTCGAATATTGTCATAATACTTGCTTTGGTCCTTCATTCGTATATATCCAACGTTCGTGCCATTTCGCTGAAAATACCTGTGAAGATGAACCAGCAATCTACGGCGTGAGAAATCAACGCCTCTGCCTTTAAGGCTTGCTCCGTTATCGTAAATCAGGTGCGGTCTGATCGCCGAGATAAGCACGGCGTCATTCAAAGCATGACTGACAACTCTATCGTCCACTACTTGACCGCAGATCGGGCGCATCCTGCCACGTTCATTCAGCATGAACTCAAACCCCGGTTTGGGATAATATGAATCATACATACCATGTTCAAGGCGGTATAGGCCGTCCTGCATCTTTGCAATGCGGCTCAGGCGATACCACCAGAACTTCTGAACGCTTTCCTTCCAGGATGTGCCCTTTCTGGCGTTATTCGCAGCGTCCCACAGAGTATTTGCGTCAGAAATAACGCTGTACTCTCTCGGTTCACTTAATTCGTCCCATTCATAGGCGGTTTGCTGCACGTTAGGCAGGCTGTCCCATGAAAGGCAATCCATCTCAAATACACTCATAAAAAGTCCTCACCCTTCCCATCATCGGCCATAGCCGGATGTTCAGGCTACATGCTCTATTCGCTGGAATGCTCCAGACTGGACAAACCTTCCTTTCCTTCGCTATCTGTTTCAATTACTACAAACAGGGCAAGCGGACGGAAATCGGGCGGACACCATTAGAGTTCGACGCGCTGTTGTTGTTGGCGTTGCCGTTGTTGTTGACATTGCAGGCGTTGGTAGCGGACCTCACACCGCGAAGCCACCAGTTGGCACGTACAAGGTTTGCCCATAGACATTTATGGTTTCGGCGCTCTCCTGTCTTTATTATCCAGTTCTCGCCGTTCCATACTGTTTAGAAACGCATGGTAGATTCCTTTCAGAAACTCCATGTCCGAACCTTCCTTCATACACCCTTGCAGGAATTTGATCCACCGTTTCATATCCGCTTCGCGCACAGCCTTGCGCACATCATTGTCGCTCTTGCGCCATGCTTTCAGCAAAGCGATTTGCGAGGCGATTTCCGGCTCGATGTGTGTCATCCAGTTCTTGTTTACTGGCACTGTGTCCATGATGTCCTGTAGGTCTATCCGCAAATCCTCGCAGGCCGCAATTGCCCTGTCCTGCTGGATTCGTCTTTCATCGGCCTCCGCCATGGAGGTCGGGCGCTGAATGGAATTGGCGGCGCTGATGCCATGCATCATCCGCATCAGGTCATCATCAACGGACTTGCGCTTTTCTGCCAGAAAGTGTCTGTCAAGCCATTCCAGCTTTTTCAGGCGCTCTTCTTCCTTTTGCTGCCAGCGATCCTTGCTGGTTTCGCTCCAGGTTTCAAAGTTCTTCGGCGTCTTACTTGTGCGCACCTTATATCCAAAGTTCCTCAATATGCTCAGCTCGCGGATCATGTTCTTCAAAATTACAGCATGGTCAAGAACTTCAAACCTACTCTCTCCGCGCTCACTCTTATGTACGCCACTCATTCAGTTACCCTCCCTTCACGACTTCGTTATGCCGCCACAGGCGGCTGGATTAGGCGATTAAGGAAAGCGGGCGGACACCAATAGAGGACGACGCGCCGTAGCCGTTGGCGCCGCCGTTGCCGTCGACAAGGCAGGCGGTGGTAGCGGACCTCACACCGCGAAGCCACCAGTTGGCACGAATGTTGATGAACTGGGGAGACAGGCGGAAAAGCGAGAGCTGGCGCTTGTTGATGCCAGTTTCATATCCGGGCATACTGGTCCATACATTACAGCCGTAAACCTCGACCTCGTTCATCAATTCCACGCGCGCGTCCGTCCATGCCCAGCTCGTAGCCGCGCCGTTGGAATAGGTCGTCGGGTAAATGGCGCGATAGCTGAGGACGTGAGCACTGCCAAACGCGGCAATGACCTTTTCCTCTGCGCCAGCAGCAGACGCGGATGTGGCCTTGATGTTGGCCCGGATAGCAGAGCCGACGTAGCCGGTAGAAGTGTCGTTTGTCTCATTCCACTGAGTGGAGTACAGATTGCTGTCGGGCACGACGGCGATGTGATGACCCAGGGAGATGTTATCGCCACAGCGATAGTACGGGTCAAAGTCGGCAATGCGCCACGTTACTCCATTGATGGTCCAGTAGTCGCCGATGAACATGTCGTCGAAGGTGCCCGCCGTGATCTGCGCAGACTGGGCCGTGGTCAGGGACGTTCCAAGGTTCTTGCCTCGGAAGATGCTGTTATGGAAACCGGCGTTTGCGGCAGACGCCGCAGAGAAGTCCTTGCCCAGGCCGCCGTTGCCCAAGGGCAGAACACCCGTCACGCCGGGGCGGGGGCTGGCCTGCAAGACATTCGCAGCGCTGGAGCTGGCAAGGTTCGTCAGCAGGGAAGGACTGGCCGTCAGGCCCGTGCCGCCGTTGGCAGCAGGAAGCGGTGAGCCGATGGCCTGGAGCATCTGTGCCAGCACCGCGCCGGTAACCTTGTAGGTGACGCCGTTGATCTCACAGGCCAGCACATCGCTGTCGCCAAGGTTGTTCGTTGCGGGAAGGGACGAAATTTGCATGGTGTCTTTCCTCCTTTATCGGGTCGTTTTGCTTGCATTTTCCAGTTCGGCAATGCGCTTTTCGAGGTTGGCTATCTTTGCGACCAGCACGCCGATGTAGTCCAGGGACTTGTAGCCCATCGCGTCCTCGTCTACCAGATAGGGCGCGACCTTCTCAACGTCCTGAGCAAAGTAGCCAAGATGCTCCTTGTCGTCGTGGTTGACCCTGTTGTCGTTCCATTTGAACCGCCTGGCCGGGATGGCAGACATGTCAGGGACTTCGCCGGATTCGGTTTTCAGGCGGTTGTCGGAGGCTTGGGTGAGGCGTCCGGCGATCCATTCGTTGCCGGACGAGTCGAGGGTGCGGGCGTTGTGGGGTGCGGATGCTGAAGTCCCGTTGCCGACGATTTCTAAATACCAATAATTTGAAGTACCTTCATTCTCCACATTCCACCTTCCCATGACATGCTGGTTTTCATGGGCAATTGTACCCCGACCTTCTGCGTGGCTACAATCGCCCAATGCAAGGCTTCCTGCGCCCTCTGCGTGGGAATAACCACCTGTTGATCTTGTGCCTCCCCCTTCGGCGTGCGATCCGGCCCCTGACGCTTCTGTCATATAACCCTCCGCGTGGCTACAGAATGCGTAGGCTTTGGTATAATAGCCTTCCGCGTGGCTATCATCGCCACTGGCAGAAGTTTGACGGCCCTCTACATGGCTGTCATCCCCACTGGCTGTGTTCTGATAGCCTTCCGCGTGGCTATCATTGCCACTGGCCGTGTTATAATAGCCCTCTGCATGGCTGTTGCCACCACTGGCCGTGTTATAATAGCCCTCCACATGGCTGCATTGACCGCTTGCTGTAGTGTACATGCCCTCCGAGTGGCTTGTATCACCGCTTGCTGTAGTGTGGTTACCTTCCGCGTGACTTAGAGAATTGCTTGCAGTATTATAAAGTCCCTCTGCGTGGCTGTAATTACCACTCGCTACACCATAACCGCCCTCAACATGACTATAAGCACCGCTTGCGACGCCCATATATCCTTCTGCAACAGAATACTTGCCAACATATCCCTCTGTCTTTCTTCTCCCTAAATCATAATGATAGATTTCAGAAAGCGTAGTATAGTATACTTCGATAGTACTTCCGTCGCCTGGAGCATTAGTAAACGTTATGCTACTGCCGCTTGTTGTGAAAGCCGTCGTTTGGGCACCGTTTATAGTTGCTTTAGTAATGGTTTGCGGAGAACTGTCAAGATCAAATCTTGTGGTTGTGCCATCCCCGGAAAACCTCTCCACGACGCTTGCAATTCCGTTTGCATCGCGCATATCTCCCATCGACAAAAACGGCCGGGCATTATAATCATACAATTCAAAAGAATTGTAATCAAATTCAGCGTGCGTGTTTGCAACCTTTCCAATAGTGACAACATCTGAATATGAAGCCAATACGTTGTTGTTAGCATCAACAATATTCAGAAGTTTTGCACGTACCTGCGTACCATCGATGGTTCCGCCCGTGATATTGTCAGCGTTGATGTTTGTCACGTTGACCACACCAGCATCGATGGTGCCCGTCGAGATATGCCCACCATCGATGACCGTAGTCGTCTGATCCACCACTGGCGCGGTGCAGGAGCAGGTAGTGCCACTGGACTGCGCCATTGTCTGGCGCTGAACCGCTGTATATAGCACAGGATAGTTGCCGTTGTATATTGGGCGCGTGGTCGTCCATGTATTTTGATTGCCGCTCGCATCCGTGACCCAAGTCATAACCGCTGCCTGAGACGCAACGCTTGACTTGCTGATGTAGATGGTCTGTTCACGGTAGGTTGCGCCATTTGCGATAGACGATGCAGATGTAGCCGTACTTAACGCCCTTGTAAGGCTCTGTTCGTAGACGGGAGTGGAATAGACCGGGTCTGATACAGTACCGCCTATGCTTGTGGTAGTTGTAGCAAGCCTTACAAATACATATTTCCCGCTACTCCATTCGGGCACCGTGTCCTGCCACGTTCCGCCAACAGGAGAAGATGATGATGTACTGAGGTAATACTGCATTTTGGCCGCAACGGAATCCGTAGCATCATTAACCCTTTGCTGGGCATCGTCAGCTATGTCATACGCGCTTGCGGCTGCGCTTAGGGCGTTGGTAAGGTTGGAATCATACGCGCCATTAGAATAACTTGTTGACGAAGCGCCAGAAATTGCAGTAAATGTCGTAGCAATCCTCGTCCAAATATACATCCCATCGACCCATTCAGGCACCGTATCAAACCACGACCCACCCGTGGCGGACGTTTTGGATGTGCTGAGGTAATACTGCGTTTTGGATGTTACTGTGCTCGTAGCACTGTTTGCAGTATTCTGAGCATTATTCGCCGCAGTCGTTGCGCTGGCAGATGTAGACAGCGCATATGTCGTGTTCCAGTCATAGACGCCCGTAGAATAGGACACAGAGGTCGTCCCGTCAGCCTTGGTGACCGTCGTCGCCACGCGGGTCCATACATATTTGCCAGCCACCCATGTCGTAGGCACCGTGTCCTGCCATGTGCCGCCCGTCTCAGACGCAGAGGAATCGCTGAGGTAATACTGCATCTTTGAGGAAGAATTGGATGCCAGCGCATTTTTGGCATCGCCGGACAGCGTAGCCACCGTTAGCGTCCCAGCCGCGATCTGGTCAGCAGTCACAGACCCGGCGTAGATGTGCGCACCGTCGATGTAGGTAGCGTCGTTGGCGGAGCACCATAGCGACGTATAGTTCGCGTTGGCGATGCTTCGCACCGGCGAATAGTCGATGTTACCGCTTCCATAGGTGTACTGCTCGCAGGTGTAGAAGTAGCATCCGTTTTTGGGGCGCGGCAGGACATAGGTCCAGGTATTGGAAGTATCGACAGCCGTGCCTATCGTCGTAGATGAAGAAATACCCGGAGTAGTATTCGTGGTCGAACGATAGTAGACAGACACGGTAGAGACGATGGCGCTGTCAGCCGCAGACTGCGCCTGAGCCGCAAGATTCGCAGCCGCAGCAATGGCGCTGTCCTGAGCATTGACCCATGCCACGCCGCTCCACCGATACAGTTTGTTGCCATCGTCTGTATCGATCCAGAGGTCGCCCACAGAAGTAGCGGTGGGCTGGGATGCTTGGGCAAAGGTGACGATCTTCTTATCAGCCGTTGCCGCTGCGCTTGCGGCGTTTGAGAGCGCGGTCTGAATTTCCGCGTCCTGAACGCTGACCCATGTTACGCCATTCCAGCGGTAAAGCTTATTGCCTGCGTCGGTATCTATCCAGAGGTCGCCAACCGTCATAGCGCTGGGAGCAGAGGGCTGGAAGAACGTCGTGATCTTGCTGTTCGCTGTAGACTGTGCTGTAGCGGCAGCGGTAACAGCGCTATTTGCGGTGGATTGCGCGGTACTTGCCGCATTTACAGCGCTGTTTGCCGTAGACTGCGCTGCGCTTGCGGCAGATGCAGCGCTATTGGCGGTAGACTGGGCATTGCTGGCCGCAGTAGAAGCGCTGTCAGCCGTTGTTTGTGCCGCACTTGCCGCAGAGGATGCAGACGCCGATGTGCTCAATGCCGTGGTAAGGTTAGCGTCGTAGACACCATTGCCGTTTGTAGTAACAGTCGTGCCATCCGCGTAGGTCTTGGTGGTGACATCCCGCGTCCAAGCATATTTGCCAACGCTCCACTCAGGCACGGCGTCTGTCCATGTGCCGCCCGTAGCTTCATCGGCGCTATTGCTTAAATAATACTGTGTTTTGACTGTGACACCAGTAACGATGGCGCTCTTTGCTGCACCATCCAGCTGATTGATTGTCAGGCTGCCAGCCGCAATAAGCCCTGCGTCGATAGTGCCGGACTTGATATAGGTGCCGTTGATGTAGAGCTGGTTGTTTTCAAGGTAAATGCCCTGAACCAGGCCATTATTCGTCAGCCTGTTGAATACACCAGTCTGATTCAGGCTTGCATCAAGGTTATTGGTATTGTCAATGGCTTGGTTTGCAATGCCTACTGCATTGTCAGCCGTTTCGTTGGCAAGGTTGATGGACTGCGCCAACACTGGCTCAGTCGTAGTTGTATTGCCGTCCGTCCACGTAATGACCGTGCGCGTCCAGATGTAGTAGCCGCGCAGCCATTGCGGCTGTTCAGTCGTCCACTCGCCAAATATCTGCTCTGTATTGCTTGCGGACAGGTAGTATTCGACGGTCAGGTCAGTGATGCCTACACCAGAATCGCCCAGGATGGCCGTCAGATGCTTATTGGACTTTGAAGTTGTGCCATCCGTATAAGTGGTCAACTGATACTGCCACACATACGGATCAATGAGCGTAGGTACGGGCACGGCAGGCGGCATGAACTCGATGTTGCCGCTGGAGCCAGCCGTGATGACATTGCCAAAGTTGTCCATCCACAGCACGGGCACACCCGGCGTCCAGAACTCAGTGTCGGCGGGGGGCGTGGTTGTACTGCTGATGGCATAGTAGTCCACTACGCTCTCGATACTACTGCCATTTTCGCCGTTTTCAAACATCATCACGGGGGTAGACCAGTCGGAGGGGGCGATGATGTCCGTGGTGTCTGTAGAAATGGCAGAAGCGCTCACACACCAACACGGTTCTGAACCGGTAGGTATGCTGCGCGTCCACCCGGTAGGCAATGGCGCAAGCGTACCATTGACAAACGTATATGCTGTGTTGATGTCGGGCGAAGCAGGCGTTGTCGCAGAGCGCTGATACAGATAAACCGTCGCCTGATTCAAGCCCGGCGTGCTTTCGCTGCCGTCCCTGCCGCTGATGCAGGTAGGGTCGCTGTACGTCACACCCGAAGGTGATGTCGTGACCGTCCTCTGCCAGATGTAGTAGCCAGAGGCCCAAGAAGGCGCTTCGGTAGACCACCCGTCAGTAGGAGCAATGGTCTGGCTCTGGTTTTGGGCAAACTGAATTTCGACGCTGGAGATTGTGGCGTCGATGTCGGTGAGAAGCTGGGTAATAGGGCGTCCATCCAGCGTGGTATTGCCGGCCAGACGGAACACGCCGTTGTCAAGGTCCCAGAAGTTGGTGCCCGTGATGTCTGTCAGTATGCCAGCACGCATCACGTTTGCGCTCATTACGCCTGCGGTTATGAAATCAGCGACAATAGCACCATCCTGCGTCATGGCGAGGTTATAGGGGCCAGCATAGCCATTTTCGCTGTAGCCAAGGCCGCCGCTGTTGAATCGCCAGACCTTTGTAGCCGTAGCAATGTCGTTGGTGTCCATAATGATGATTTCAGACAGATTGTCCTCGTCATCATAGATGAACCGAATAAAGCCGCCGTCTGCGCCGGTAATGATATTCGTGGCGCTGTCAATGGCGTTGTTCAGGTCAGTAGCATTCGTGCGGCGAATCTTGCGCAAAAGTTGTAGCTGTTCCGCCGTGAAACCGCTGGGCTGGGCCATGCTGTTGGTCTGCGATGTCTCGCCGTTGGCCGCAATGACGCTGGAGCCATTTATGGTGAAGTTGACGTTGGTGATGATGCTTACATGTCCGCTTCCATTCTTATCTGTAAATGTCACCCTATCCATGGGCCACAAATAGGGCGCAGGCACCACGGTCGCCTTGAAGGGGCGATAGGCAAAGCCGTGAACGACGCTATAAACATCGTTGATGACGTCAGCCGCAATCGTGCTGTCTATCAGCGCATTATCAGACAGGTCCAGCACATAGTCGTTGGTGCCGGACAGGTAGACAGTGCGTTCATCATCAGAATCGACCCACTGAACGCCTGTAATAACGACATCGTTCTCGTACATGTCGCTGTCAAAGCGGTTCGCGGTAGTGGTCGTATAGCCCGTAGTATTGTTGAACCACGAAAAGCGCAGTTTGCCGGACCAGTCCACCCAGGCGTTGGAGGCCATGATCCCGGCGCTCCACTGGATGATATTTCGGGCCGTCATCTCACCAGAGAGATCAGGCAGCTCGGTAATGATATAGTCATAGCCGGGCATCTTGGTCAGGTCAGTCCCGAGCGGCACGTCGCAGATATTGCACAGGTATTGCACGATCTGCGCAATGGTCATCGGAAACTCCAGTGCAGCCGCGAAATAAATGATGTTGCTCTTGTTGTCGGTGATCTTATTGCCGTGGTTATCCGTCCACGGAACCATTGCAGGTTGGGCCTGGTCGAATCTGGTCATGCGGTCCAGCGCATTGAGCGAAATGGTACTCAATCGCCTGGGCTGTTCGTCAGGCGTGAAGTAGCCGCACGGGACATAGGTCACAGCAGGGTTGCTCTGAGTCCAGTCCGCAATGCCGACCTCTACAAACAGTTCCGTGCCCTCAAAAATGACATTATCAAACTGACCTTGACGGTTGTCCAGTTTGAGTGTCATCTCGGCGGCAATGGCCGTGCCGATTTCAAGGCGGGAACTGTTGCAGGAGTAACGGTCGATGTTGAAGCCGCCCTCCATGACGTTCGCCTCGGTGATGGTGATGGCCGTGCCGTTCCTGTCGGTTCCCGTAATGCGAAGCACCTGCCGCTGTTCCGCGTCAAACAATGCTTTTACGGCATTTGTAATCGGGTACATGAGTGCGCTTCGCCTCCTTTATCGCTCGATGATGTTGAAAGATACCGTAGATATGCCGAGCAACCGGCTGTATGTGGTGAC